ACCCCATTTAGTTTTCAAATCAGAAATCAACTTGTCTGCTTCTGCCTTAGCTTGAGCCTCGGTAGCTTGTAATTCTGCGCCGGCAAACGCATCGTACTCTTTGAACAACGCCTCTGCTTGATTGCGATTTAAACCTAACTTGTGTGCTGTTTCCTGATACCACTTTGCAAACTTCTCGTTCTCGCCTTTAATGCCATATTCTTCCGGCTTTTCAGGTCGACCAAGACGTTTCCACACATCTGCCATAGCTTTTTCGTCGCCTAAATTATCAGGCACTTGAAGTAACTTGTCTTTTACTCCAATCAGCTTTTCCAAGTTTCTATATGAATCTACTACGCTTGCAGGGTCTTTAAAGCCCTTTGTCGTAACATATCCTTTCAAATCTTCCGGCATACCAGAATACCACTCGGTACTAGCTGGCACACTTGCAGGGTTAGCTGCTGCTGCTCCAACTGACTGATCTGCTGCTGTCGTTGTTGTTGTTCCTACTGCTGTTTCGCTCATCTTTCTCTCCCATACTTATCCCAATACTCATCGGGGGTTAGGTTTATGTGTTCCATGATTCTCAAAAAAACCTCACGCCGCCCCTCTAAATTGGCGTGTATTCTTTCGTCCTCATGGAAACACGTTTTGTTAGCTCTACAAAATTTTGCTAAATCTTTTAAGACCATCTCAACGGCTTTATCTTCTTTACGAAAAACCATCAGATATGCCGTTTGACGACTGCGAATAAAGTCCTTAACTCTTTCGACAAGTTCTTGCATCTTCATTTTTCCTTCCTTCTGTATCTATCCTACTTAACAGCCTTAACCATAGCGGCAGCAGCAGGAGCCGCTTGTATTGCTTGTTCAGCTTGTACTTGCTGTGCCCTGCCTTGTCTTATCCCTTGAACTTCTTGCATTGAACGCATCCAACGCTCAGGAGTACCTTGAATAGACGCTACCTCAGGAATAATAACATCCCAATTAAAATAATCTAAAGGCTCAGGGTTCTGCGTCACGTTCACAACCGCCAACGCATTTTCAACTGTACGCATAAGACCTGCCGCTTCTTCTGATCTTTGCGCACGACTGATAGGAGAATCGTATTCAATTTTGTATTGTCCGGCAGCTTCTCTTAACTCTTGAGGCATCGGAGGTAGCTTTCCCTGTTTAGCAAGAATATCTAACTCACGCTCAATAGTAGGCCCTAATTTCTCAGTATGCTGACGACCGATAGTAGGCGCTAACAACATACCTTTTTCTTTACTACGCTCAAGAACTTCTGTTGCAGACATTTGCGGATTTTCTACAAGAATCTGAAACAACGACACTAAGAACGCATCTTTAATAATCGCTCGCTCATCTTCCATTAAATCACGACCAATATCTACTCGGCCAATCTGTAACGGCTTAACCAACTCACGACCATCTTTGTTGATACCGCCGATATTGAGCGCACCGGATTTCATCGAAAACCCATCAGCTACACCATCGTCATGCACCAATAATACAGGGTCAACAGTGCGCTGACCTTGCTTTAATAGCGTCTTTTTCTGCTCGTTCAACGTCTTAATAGTCGGTAATGTCATCATCGCAGGAGAGCGTCCGTAAACCTCGATAGGCGACTGATCATACCGAGAAATTGCATACGGAAACGTAGTATATCCACCAACTTCTAGTTCATGTCCACCATCACACAGTATATAGACAGACTCCCACTTCATTCCACGATAATCTAATCTTTGTGGGTCGTATCCATCTTTACGAGGAAAAACACCATGAACAATCTCAAACTCACGACCTTCTTCTTTGCACTCTTTAATCTTTTCAGGAACAGATTTAAATCTCTGCTTAATCTGTCTGACAGTCATTTTAAACTTACGATAAACTTCATCAGGTATTCCTTGATGATTCTCGCAGAAATAAAACTCAGACAGGTGAATGTTCTTATATCTTACACCGCCGGTACCATCTCGCATTTCATCAATGAACATCGCCGCAGTACCATAAGCGCCTAACGACAAATAATCTTTCTGATTCTGAGAACTAAAATTAGCAGTAGGCGTGTATCTGTATTTGAACAACAAGTTATTCACTTCTTCAAAATACAATCTAACTTGCTTAGACTTCATAAGATATGGGTCATCAGCTACTAACTTATGCCATGTCTGATTTCTAGGAGTAAGTAAGCTATCAAGAATCGCACCGAATCTGCCTAGCGCAATCTGCGCAGTAGAGTCGAATATCAACTCAGTATTCTTCGCACCCTTTGTCATCTCGCCTCGGAATAATCCGACAGATGCAGGGTCTATACGCTCAGCAATCTCTTGCCATTGGTTTTCAAAATTAGTTCTTTCAGACGCTAGGCTATCAACCTTTTTAACGAGGTCTTGATATTTACCCTCTGTATCGTTCTTCATTATTTACCGACCAGACTGCGAGAAGATAAGTTCAACAAACTAGATGCAACCCCTTTAGCGCCGCCAGTATTCCTAATGGTGCCAGTAAGTCCGTAAGTAGCTTTCTTCATCATATTAGATTTGCGAGCTGCTGCACTTGCTTCTTCCATTGTCGGAGGAGTCGGTTGCGCTTCCATTGATGGTGCCTCTGCCGGTGCTCCCATCATCTGTTCAAATTTCTTTCCAATCTCAGAACCGCCGAACACGCCAGCAATAGGATTTATAAATGTTCCAACTAAATCTCTTATAGGATTTCCAGACATATCTCACCCCCAATTAAAACACTATCCTAAGTACAACTCGACCTAGCCCTAGTGTCAATACCCCACCCGAAAGCCGCCTTTTTAAAAACTAAAGTCTAGTCCTTGTGCAATCTTCTGCCTGCGTCCTTTTTTCATTAGCGTATTATCTTTTCTGGCAACCTTAACTGCAAACGTACACGCAAGCGCATCGCCGAAGTCAGGCGACGACAGCCCCCGACTTTTCATCTTCTCTTTCGATTCTAAAATAATCTGATCTTTTCCGTTGAAATCATATTCAGGTCCGGCCAAGTCATCCACTAATTCGCCAGATGCAGGAATACATCCTTCTTTTAACCACTCACGCATACGACCCCATAACTCTGTTCTCTTGTTCGCATACGCTTCGTCTTCCGACTTCGACCCGAACCACACTTCTTCAACCTTAAAACCCATCTCCCTTAATCTATCAATAATACCAGTTCCGTTTCCAGCATCTACGCAAACAGCATCAGGCCGATACTTCTCGATAATCTCAGCACACTTATTCGCCATCCACATATTATCTTTACCCTTGAACGACATAATCGGCACCGACCTGCAATCACGCCCTCTGCGCAAACAAATCGTGCTACTATCCGACCCGAATCTCGCAGGGTCAACTCCCATAACTAACCCTGCATACTCATCTTCAAACAACTCCCTGTCACACGCTGCCTGAATCACATCCCTACCGATAAACTGATTCTCGCCCTGACTCGGAAACTCGCCCTTAACCTCGACCTTAACCTCATCTGACGACTCTCCATACTTCGCAATAATCTTCTCGTAAACAGTCTTATCTGTACCTTCAACTGTTCTAGCGTCAATGTTCAATCTCCACCAATACGCCCTCATCTTATGGAAACATTCATAGAAACTACCGGTAGTTCTACGAGGGTTTGAAAACACAAACCAGAATCTATAAATAGTAGGCTCCGTAAAAAATCCCTCTGATACGGTCCATATAGGTGTCGGAATACCCGATGCCTCGTCCATTATCTCCATAAGACCATTCATGTTATGCGCTCCTGCAAAAGCATCAGGATTTTCTTCACTCCATGTCTGCGCATTAGCGTAATAATATCCGGTATCAAGTTTCAAATCAGAAGCTAACTTCGATTCAAACCACGATGCAGGCCTCACACTCATAGCGTTCACATCAAACCAATGACTGTTGATCAGCATCGCAAACCACTTACCTACCTCACCCCATGTCTTATCTTTCAACTGAGACTCAGTATTCGCAGTAACAATAGTCGTACTTCCCAGAATACACGACAACATCCAACTGATAACCATCGCAACCAACGCAGATTTGCCGATACCACGCCCTGAACCTACCGCTATCTGCAACACAATCGGGTCCTCGCCCCTTGACACCCTACGCTTATTCTCAGCGATGTGGTCACGCATCTTGATAAGCACTTTCTTCTGCCACGCTCTCGGCCCAGAGAATCTTTCTAGCGGAGTACCTTTTTTCCCCCAAGGATATGCATACATAACAAACGCATAAGGGTCGTCCTTAATATCAGGCCGCCACAACCGAGCCATTAACGCTTGTTCTTCTTTTGGATTTATACCGGCAACCTTATTCGCAGCACCCACGCTTCCCCCATTTTTCTCTTGCCAACCGACCGGCCAGCAGACACACTATATATAGGTC